GGCTGTGTATTGTTCTTCATCAACGTAACCTGTCAAGATTACATTGTCCCCCTCAAGATGAACAAACCCTGAACCGATTTTTTCTCTATGGCGGTTTAGGATATCTACTCCGTCGCCTGCATTGGCAATGGACTCAATAACCGTACCGTGAGAATCAATTGTTCCCAACGGGTTCGCTATCCCTCGAACTGCTTTTACTTTCAATATTTCCTCCCTTTGCTGTTGTTGATATATAAGCTACAAAATTTTCTTGATTGAAAATGATGTTCTTATCATGTTGTTTTAGTAATGGCAACACTTTTTGAATTGCGAACGCAATGATAGTAACTTCATTACTTTGTCCGTAAAGTAATTCTCTTGGTATTCCGTATTCACTCAAAGCAACTTCAATTGCAAGGTTTGCATCATTTTGCAGTGACCCGCTGTAATCTGGTTGAATCTGTTTGATATCATCATCAGAGCCAATAACAGATACACCATTGAATTCTCTGGCAAGTTGTTGCTGTTGTGTTAGACGTTCTCTAATTCTGTCCCAAACTTCTTTCAAACCACTAGAAACTTTAGTTTTCCAATAGATTTTGATTTGAGCTTGAGAGTCAAGACGGCGACCAATTCCATTACTAGCCATTCCAAACATTACACCAAACCGTTGTGGGTTAGCACCATAGAAAGGGTTCAGCAACATTTCATAATCGCTTGTTCTAATATTGACCTGTCTGCGATTTGGTTCTCTGACTAAAATGTTAAACTGGTCTGCGTTTACTCTTTGAGCGTAATACTGAAAACCACCATACCAAACGCGATAAACTTCTTGACCTTGTAATGACCAAAAGAATAAGTCTTCAAGTTTGGACGCTTCCGAATAATCAACGTTATCAAAATAGGAAACTAAGCCCAATAACTTACCAAGTAACAAATCGGTTGTAGGGTCTTGGACTGTGAAAGTTGAAAAGCTCACATCTTCAGCTCTACGTGAGAGATTAAATAAGCTCATTCACTCCTCCTATTTGATTTCTCCTGAATCAATGTCAATCTTGCGACCAAACTCTTTTTCGATTTCTGCAATATACATTGTATCAACTGGCAAATTAAGTTTAGCCCATTTGTTTTGATAGTTTTCCAACATACGCATTGTACGAATATGGCGAACACTTACACCGTCCGAAACATACCAATGTTTAACTTTGCCTGAATTGTCTAGTCCTTGAATAAGGTACATTTTAATCATTCCTCCTGTTTGATTATTTTGGTTTGAATTACCAGTAACTGGTTTATTAAATAAGTCAAGTTCTGCCTGTCTGCGTCGTACTAAGCCTTGTAACACTTGACCACCTGCATTACGATACTTCGGTATCATTGAAGCACAGTAAGCATGTGAGAACTCTGCCCAACCGTCAGCGACAAAAACATTACCGCAGTTATAAGCCAGTGAAACTAAAGCGTCAAATTCATTTTGATTTGCTTTGCCTTTTACATAAGTATCAACCATAGGTGAATACTTATTATTGAGGTCAATTTCTAGCTGACTATCTGCCTGCGATTGTGTCCAAGTTGTGCCTGCCGTTACTCCATAATGTCCCCAACCGATAGTGTACATTTGTTCCCACGGTACTGGTTTATAAGCAGTCAAACGGCAACCCTCGAACTCTTTAATTAAGTTCAAACCGTTTTGAGATATTTTGATATTACCACCTCCATTTATTATTATTGTTTTTTATAAGGGAACAATTAACCCAAACTTTCACAATATGTCAAGATGTTGTAAGCGTCTGCGATATTGTCATCTTTGCAATCAGGAGCAAACAAGCCTGTGGCTTTCAAAAGTTCAAGACTTTCTTCTTTACGCTGTTCTCGTTTGCCTGAAATAAGATGATAGCTACACCACTTAGAGTTATCAATAAAAGTATAGCCATTTACTAAACCGTCAATAGCACCAATAAAATAACCGTTACAATTTGCAAGCGTAATGCTGTGTTTTCTATTTCTGCCCATAATAGGCGTTTCGATAGCTAGATGATAATCTCTCAAGTCAAACTCATCAATAATATCTTTAATTGCGTTTACAATGTCAAAGGTACGTTCCCAAGCGTTCTTTTTTGCGTTGTATGCTTTAACAGAACCGACATACAATTGACCTTCTTTTCTAAAAGCGTACCCTGTTCCCTCGTCTTTCTTACTAGCTGTGCTAAAGTCAATAGCTAAAATCTTTTTCATTTCTACCCTCTTAAATGTGGAGGCTATAAGAAGTCACGACTGCATAAACATCTTTGCTTGTTTTGTCAACGTTGACTCCATAGTCAGTTTTAGAAATAAATCCTAATACTTGTTTCAATTCTACTTCATCATTAACAAAATAGATGTTTTTTTCTGCCATGCTTTTTACCTCCCCCATTGATTATGTTATTATTATAGCATACCCATTTTTAGTTATAACTTTTATTATACCAACAAAAGATTCAGATAACTTACAATTAGATTAAATAATTTGTAATGAAAAAATAATATATTACTGACTATTCCCATGGTTAAGCGATTCTTCCATTTTTGACTATAATTTTTTTGCTTGATTTTAAAAAACTATATGTTATAATAAAGATATTGAAAATTGAATACGTCTAAGACTTGTCTGATGTCTTAGGAATTGAGTATATGAAAACCGTACTGAATAAGGCGTGAGTAATGAATTAGGCAAAGCGGTAGCCCTGTGTGATGTCACTGGAAGCAAGTTCTAAACGTTCCCCCAACATAGGCAAAGTTAAATAAGAAGTTACCGCTTGGGTGTTCATCATAGCCTAATTGATGTGAGGACTAATTGAGTTACTAGCGCTGACAGATTGATTAGTTCAAGAGGGGGGGATAAAAACTGTGTTTGCGTGGATAGCTATACCCTTTAGCAATGTAACTAAAAAGAAATATTTGATAGCTTGAATTGTAACATTATTTTAGCTATAATTAAAGCATAGATAAAAAGAAAAGAGAAATAAAATATGTTTATCATTTATTGGATAATGTCAGTAATGTTTGGAATTGTAGCAAGTGTAGACAATTCTTTATTTGGAGTTTGGTTCTTATGCTGTATAGGTTGCCTTATTTTAGGTTTGGTAAATTTATTAAAAGGAGGATATAAAAATTGATAATTTTACTTCAAGCGGTTATTTTTATAGTTTACTATTTACTTATAATCGCTCTCGTTATTATACTATGGAGGTTTTTCAATTGATAATTAAAGACGACATCAAAGCAATTAACAAAGATATCGCAGAAGCTAAAGACTGGGAACAAATGGTTCAACGTACTAAATATTGGATAGTTAAATTAAAAAACATCTATCCTGATTATAATTTTAAAACTTATTTTAAACCGCTACGTGATAAAAATATCATTTTTATTGACTATAAAGTGAAAGAGGTTTATTAAAATGAAAGATTTGTTTGAACGTGTTATAACAGCTAAGAAACTACAAGAAAAAGAGGACTTTAAAGGTGGTAATGAATGGCTGATAGAACACTTAATACCACGAGGACAGGCAGGTCTAACAATTGCACCACAGAAGTCTTTCAAAAGTTCTACCACGTTACAAATGGCTTTAAGCGTAGCTAAAGGTGTCCCCTTTGGCTATTTTAAAACTAAAAAAGCAAACGTGCTTATTATTGACAATGAAGATACTGACTTCGTTTTACATCAACGTTTAAAGGCTTATAATGATGTTCCTGATAACTTGCATTTCATTACAGGTGGAATATTTAAGCTAGACAATAAGGATCACATGAATGGACTTTATAAGTTCATCAAAGACAACGATATTAAGTTTGTTATCTTGGATAACTTAAAAGACATGCTGACAGATAGAAATATTTTAAACGATATGTCAAGTATGAATGACGTGCTGAACAATATAACACGATTGAAGTTACTCCTGAACGATGTAACATTTTTATTAATTGCTCATGCTAGAAAAGACACAAATAATCAATCGCTAGAGGAAAAGAGTTTTAGAGTTCGGAGTACTCACGCATTAGGTAGTTCGGCAATTGGTGCATGGTTTGAGTTCTGTTTATGTTTAAGCCCTAAAACGGGAAAGAATAGCAAGTACTCAATTTTAACTGTTGAGGCACGCAATTACGCTTATGACAAAGAGGTATGTCTGGGCTATGTAGGGGAACAATTTCAAATTATAGACCCCACAGGAAACAAACCAAAAGAGATATTGGAAGAGGAACAAAAAGAGGGGGAAGAATACGAGGAAACGAAAAACGAAGCCGAAAGTCTTTTAACATCTTTTCAACAAAGCGGAAAACTAAAAGAAATCAACGATTAATCGCTTTGTCTTTGACATTGCGGTTTTTCTTTTATATAATTAAGTCATCAAGTTAAGAGAGGAAACAAAAAAATGAAAAAAGTAAGATTTGAATTTGATAATGGTTTTGACACTCCGATTGTAGAAGTTTTTGGGTTTGAAAATGACGCAACCGAACAAGAAATAAATAAAGAGTTTGAATACTGGTTCTTTAATGAGCTAGAAACAGCCGGAATTGGCGGACATTATGAAGAGGTAAAAAATGAAAATTGAACTTGAAACACTTAATAAAATTGCAGTAAGACTTCAACAAAAAGAACCAGTAACAGATATTGAAAAGGATATGCTTCTAGGGCTTTTAAATAGCGTTTATAGCTATTATAAACAAATGGAAGATATTTCTATGCTAGATGTCTTAATCGTTCTCTATGAGCGTTTAACAGGCACTAAAGCAGACAAAAAAGAAGAGATAACACGCTTCATTGAAAACTTTAGTGCAAAAGGTCTTGTTAAGTTATTAGAAAGATTAGAAGAAAAAGGAAAACGTCAAAAAGAAAGTAAAGTTAGTGATACGTTTATCAACGAAACAAGAATGTACTACAAAGTGGTAGCAAACAAAATCAAAGAAAGAGGTATCAAATAATGGCAATTGAAAAAGTGGTTTATTACTACGACGACGGAACGACAAGAGAATATCCGCCACGATTGACGGACCTAGAACAGTTAGAAGAATTCAAAAAGTCAAAAACTGACATAAAAGAATTATATGAGTTCATGCAAGAACATCTAAGCAAGTTTGAGGCTAAATTGTCCTTATGCTTCAAATATATGGTTGACAACCTAGGCATGGAAGAACAACAAGCAAACAACACTTTAGAATTTTGGTGTGATGAATGGGCATTACAAAACGTTCATTTTATCTTAGAGGGTGGGGAATGCCAAATGTGTGGTAAACAATGCAATGCTAAAAAAGTGTTCTGTTCAGAAGAATGTTACAAAGATTATATTGAAATGAAATATAACTGTAATTGACATAGTTGAAAAAGTTCGGTATAATTAAGTCATCAAGTTAAGAGAGGAAGCGAAACGTGTTTAAATATTGTGCTTTAAATCGTCAAAAATTCTTATGGTTTAAAACCTTTGAGGATATGGCGAAACACTTCGGTGTTACAGAAAGTTATTTAAAATTATGGGTGAATAAAGACAAGCCATTGAATGGTTGGTTTGTTAAAGAGATAAATCATGGTTTTGAATTGGAACGACTTCAATAAATGGCGTGAAACTAGCCTAGAATATCATAAAATGCTAGGGGAACACAATTACACTAATGCACTGACATTCTTTGAGTACGCTAGGCAGTATTTCAACGCAAATGGTTTTCCACCTCCTGAAAAGAAAACAAAGACAGGTAGGAAAGGAAAATACACGCAAAAAGATAGCAAAGAACAATTGAAACAAATACATGAATACATTGGAGGTATTAAATAATGGAATTGACAGTAAAAGAATTAATTGAAAAACTTGAAAAAGTAGAAAACAAAAACAAAAACGTATTTTTTGAAACAATTGACAACTATTTCAGTGTTGATTTTGTTTTTATAGACAAAGACAAAGATATTATCTTTGCAAATGTTGAACAATTAGATAGTGAAACATATGGTCAATACAAAAAAATGTAAAACAATTAAAATAAATACATTGGAGGAATAAAAAAATGTTGACTTTGCTTTTAACGATTCTATTAATTTGGCTTGTATTTAAAGCCGTTGAAAACGTAGCAGAAGAACTTGGTAGATACATCAGAGGGTTCTTAAAATGGTTGTGGAAAATGTATAAAAAACATATTAACAAAGGAGTGAGCCTATAATGGAAAGCAAAGTTTTGAAACTAATCAATGAAATTGAAGTGCCAAAAAGCCAATACAACAGCTATGGAAAGTATAATTTCAGAAATAACGAGGATATTCAAACAGCTTTGAAACCTCTGCTATTACAGTATGGACTAACGGAAAAAGCTAGTACGGAAATGCTAGAAATGAACAACGAACTGATGTTACATGTTCATGTTGATATTTTTGATCCTGATAACCTTAACGACATCACAAGCGGTGACGGTTGGGCAGTTATTGACGTCAATAAGAAAGGAATGGATAAGGCACAAGCGACTGGGGCTAGTCAATCATACGCAAGTAAATATGCCTACGGTCAAGCGTTGAAATTAGATGATACAAAAGACGCAGACGCAACAAATAAAGGACAAAATAATGTTCAACGTCCTAAAGCAGTACCTAAAGCAAGTTATCAGTACAATCTAAGCGACTTGAAAAAAATGGTAGCAAACAAAGAGATGTCAAGTGACCGTGCAAACGAACTTTGCAAACAAGGAAAAGTAAACATGAATGCTTAATACTTGACAAAAGAAAATAAATACGTTATAATTAAACTATCAAATAAAGAGAGGGAAACAAAAAATGAAAATCATCGAAACTTTGAAAGTAAACGAAATTAACACAAAAGAAGTAGAAACAGCAAAAGGAACTAAAAAAGTCCTATCATTTAAAGCATATCCATTTGAGCATTATATCGGAGGTATTTGGCTACCTGATAGCGTAAATTATGGCGACATCGTAACTGTGTACATTGACCAAATTAAAGCCGAAACAAAAGGCGACAAAACTTATTATAACGCTTCATTTGCTAAAGTGACACCAGAGTTCAACTTAAACCGTGATAACGGTGGTAATGTATATGACGACCCACATGGTGGAATGGCTCCGAATACTGTCAACTTATTTGGTGGTACTTCTCCTGCTGATATCCCTGATGAGCAATTGCCATTCTAAAGGAGCTCAGGAATGGGATATGACTATGAAATGATTCTTGATGAAGTAGACAAATTAAGTCTACAAGGACGAGTAGAGGAAGCAAAGGAACTTGTGAGAGAACTTGTTCCCCCTCTGTTCGCTGTTGATTTTACTAACTTAATGGAACTAATTGAAAGGAACACATACAAACTATGAAAATCAGTAAAGAAAAACTCACTTTTTTAAAAAATGCACATATCATCACTTTGGAAGTCATTCATGACATGCTAGAGGTAAAGCAACACATCAACAATTATCAACGCAACACAAACAAAAAATACGGTATAAACCTTGAAAAGGACCAAATAATTAACCGTGAAGTGGCTGACATGATTATTATTAACACGCTAGGAAAGTTAAACATGTTGCCTGAACAATCTTATTTCTTGCGTTTGGTACGTAACGAAAACATCAACACTCCTAAAGCTCGTAAAGCTGAAAAGTTCGCCGAAAAAGCCAATCTAGCCGATAAAATTGTTGAAGCTCTTAACTTCATCAACGATAACGCGTTTGTAGATATTGACGAACCGACATTATACAACTTTATTAAAAAACAAAATGTACAAAATCTTGAATATTTCAGCGAACAAGGGCGACAAGGATGGTTCTTTAATCGTGTAAAATGGTTGTTAGATACTTACAAAGGGGAATAAAATGATTAACTTACAAAATAAAAAGCTAGACATCAAAGAGTTCTTACAAGAGTTAGGCTTCACTGTTAGTTTGGACTATGAAAGAGAACCAACAGGTGTGATGTTTGCTGAAATACACCCTATCGTTAATCAAGTAAGTAACAATTCAGCCATTTATCAGTCATTTAGAACGCTTGAAATAGAACTAATGGTAATTTGTACCGAAGAAACAGAAAACAGCTTATACGGGGCTATACAACTCTTGAGCGATGAGCATTATATATATGCCAATACAATCACAGACAACACTAATATTATAAAATTAAGAGGTAACTACTATGATTAATGACAATACATTGAATTTTATCCGTTTCTCTAGCGGTTTTAATAGCTTGAAAAAAGAAGAACTCGAAGCCTTTTCCGAAAATGAAATCTTTGAACTTAATGAGTATAACACAAGTGAGGGAACGCAAGGTAAATACTTCTATACATTAGATGATGTCAACACAAACGGAACGCTTAAAAGTTACATCATTGAATGTCTAAAACTTTCACTTCAAACACGGTGGGGGAATAATTTAGAGTATCACATCGACCGTAAAACGAAATACTTGAACAAATTGACAGGAATGCAAGCGTAAAAAGAAAGAGGGATAAAAAAATGAAACTTAAAAACCAAATTGAATTGCTTAGCAACACTTTGAAATTACATGATGAAAAAGTTGATGAACATTTTCCAACAGATGAAAGCAAAGTACCTGCTTATGCTAAAGCTCAATATATGGACTTGTTTAGTGTGCTTCAAGAAATTGCTGAAGCGTATGAATTCGCAGTAAAATTTCATAAGTCCTCTGTAAAAGCTCTTGAAATTCTTATTACCAACTTAAATGAACACTCTGAAATGGTTAATGAAATCATGACCGAAACAAACTATAAAACTTGGACCAAACAAGCCGATGAACATTATACAGGAGTATTTTATTATGATTTGCATAAAACAGTAGAGGAAACAATAGAAGAAATGAAAGAGGTGTAAAAATGGAACTACAAAAACGAGAAAAAGAAATGTTAGTGTTTTATGATTTCGCAAATGGTATGTTATCAAAATCTAAACGAATTAAATCACGTAAAACGATCAACGAAGATTTGAACGATTTGCTAGAAAAGGATAAACTAAGCAAAGAAGAATATAACACTATGCACAAAGAACTTGATAAACTTGACAAATTACACAATAAGGAGGTATAAATGATTTACGTCATTGATGTTATAATATTAATCTTATATAGTTGGTTAGTGTTTAAAACAGGTAAAAAGAGCGCTGAAAGCAAAGATAAAATAAAGTTAGTTATAACTGGGAAGCCTGAACAAGTTAAGGAAGCTATAAAAACTATAAACAAACAAGAAATACTAAAATAGAAAGTTAGGTCATTACTCTTCAATTACAGCCACTCAAACGAGTGGTTTTTTTATTGTTTTAAACGTGTGATTTTACACTCGGTTGATGATTAGATACCCCTTGCTATATAATACCCCTGTAAGCTCACAGATTGCCCTGTATTGCATTTTAGATAATTTCTAGGATAATGACAAGGAACAGACCAAAACACGCAAAATAGAATGATTCACGAGTAATTACATCATATTTTTTTCAAAACGAAAAATAGAAAAATAGATTCCAAAGAGTTAGGCTTGATAGAGAACCCACCCCCTTTATAT